CTGGTGGTTCTTCATTTTCTTCAATAAATGAACTTGCCATTTCGGAAAGATCATTCGTCTTTCCCATAAAAATATTGGAATCTATTTTCCTTTGCTCATCTTCACTTAAAGAACTGTAATAACGGGAAATTAGTTGAATCTGTTCGTCAGAAAGTTTAGATGCGACATCCTTACCGAGTTTGAACTCATATGCCTTACGCAATCTTTCAGTTCGATTATCCATTTTGTTGCTGTTTAAGTTTCTCTTCTTCTAGATGCTGTTTTAAGAGTTCAACGTAAACATCCCTTTCCCATGGCATCATATTTTCAATCTCTGTTAATGAATATTTATGATACTGCATTAAAGCAAAATTTAGACGAAAATAATTTTCAAGATCCATATGAACCAGGGCTAGGCGAAAAAACTTGAAAGTCCCTCCAGCATTACAGTGCTCTCAACTTCAGTTTTTGGATTTTTAACTTTAAGTTCGTGCGAAAGTTTGGGCATTGTTTCAAAGAATTTTTCAATCTCTTTAAACTGCTGCGAGTTCATTTGTTCCAAAAACTCAATGAGTTCTTTCTTTGTAACATCTCCAGATGTCCATACTTCTTCATCATTATAAATTTTATCGATGCATGATGCAACAAGATCAAATGATTGATCCATTGAATTTTCATTATTAAAGTCAAAGTTACTTTTAATAAACTGATCCAATGAAGGATACTTCATTTCCATAATAATTGTCTTATCAACTTTGATTTTGTTGGTATGTTCTTCCTTCTTCTGAACTTTAATATCATCAATACAAATTTTCACTGGCACATAAGTTTCATTATCATCCGGACAAATGATGGTAACTTCTAGTTCTTCCCCAACTGATTTTCCTCGAATATTTAAAAACAAATATTCAATGTCAAATGTAGGAAGATTTTCGACTTTAATTCCTTTCGTAAGAATACAAGATTTAATTACATTCTTAATTGCTGTTGTAATTTCCTTTGTATTCTCACTTTCAAGTGCTAATACTAATAGTTTTTCTTCTTTAACAAGAAAAGGTCTAAATTTAATTTCTTGTCCGGTAGAAGGCAATTCCAACTCAAATGTTGGTGTAGAAATTGTTGGTAAAGGCATGATGTTCTATAAATGCTTCAGTGTGATTATTTATCAACCAATCGGAGAGGTAGAAGTTTGATTGGTAGGCAAATCATTGACACCCACTCCAATCTCTGGTTCTGTGGTTGTAGGTCTGATATTTAAATCAGCACCAACAACATATCTAGAATAATTAAATCCAACTGTACATTTCAATATTTGGGAAGATTCATATGAAATTGGCATAGAATCAATACTGATTGGATATGCATTTAAAAATTTATATTGCAACATTCTTCCAGAGTAATCTCTTTCAAATTTATTAATATGTAAAGTTGTTTGATAATTTTTTGGAAAATTAACTCTATAGAAAAAACTTTCAGTTTCTAATCCATTTGCAAGTTGTTCATTCACAATATAAGAAATCCAATTTTCAAATAGGTATACAATATTATAATCATGATCTACATAGAAAGTAAATGATGCTGTAGTATCGTATTGTCTTCTATATGCATGTCTTTCAGTTACTCCAGTATGATCATTATTGAGTTCATGTGTTGCCAAAGAAGATCCTGGAAGAGATGCTTCCGAACACGATAAAGAAAAAAATCTTTCATTTCCGTCATAAGGAATACCCAATCCAGAATTGGATTTTTGTTTTACCCAACTTCTAACGCCACCAGGGTTACCAGCATTGACATTTCCTGGCAAATTAAACCAGCATTCAAAATGTGATGTTAATGCCGGATTTAAAATAGACGCTTTTAAATCTGACAGTTTTCTTGGCTTTGGATAATCTGGCGTTACGGACATCTATCTATAAATACTTTTACTAGTATATTATGTAGTCAACAATAAAACCATGCCTAGGGATTCCAAATATCATCAAGGAAAATTTCATCCACAAAATCCACAAAAATATAAAGGAGATGTGAATAATATTATATACAGAAGTTCTTGGGAATTGAAATTTATGCAGTGGTGTGATAGAAATGAGAATATTTTGGAATATGGTTCAGAAGAATTTTGGATACCTTATCTTTCTCCAGCTGATAATCGTATTCATAGATACTTTCCAGATTTTATCATCAAAATAAAGGAAAATTCTGGAAAAACCAAGACATATGTTGTTGAAGTTAAACCGCAAAGACAAACCATGCCACCAAAACAAAAGTCGAGAGTTACTAAATCATATCTTTACGAAGTACAAACTTATGCGGTAAATCAGGCAAAATGGAAGGCGGCGGATGAGTGGTGTAAAGATCATTTGCTGGAGTTTAAAGTAATTACAGAAGACGAGCTGGGGATTAAATAATGACTCTCACAGGATATGAAAAACCTTTAATAGAATATACCAAATCTGAATTAATCCAAATTGCAAAGAAATATACAGTTTACTATCAAACTACTTCTGGAAGGGGTTCTATAGGTGCATATAACAATTTAACAAAAGAAGAGCTGGTAAATTTAATTTTAAATGATAGAGATTATCAAAGAGCTAACAAAAAAAATAGACTTCAAATATTAAAATTCAGAATAAAAAATATAACAGATTCAGAAGAAATAATGCTTGAAATTATTGATATTTTTAAAGATTTGGAATTTATTCCAAATCCAGGAAATTACTATACATTCATATATAAGGCAAAAACTCCAAAAATCAAATATGATCAACATCCATTAATTGCTGCACTTGAAGTTAATAAATGGGGATTTAGAGGACTCAATTTTCATTGGCAAAATATAGATCCATCGCAAGCAATAAGAAATTATACTTGGAACGAAGTAGCAGGACAATTGCACGTAATCTACGATGAAGAAATCAATTATATGAAATCGATTGATTATGCAAAATTTGTTCTAAATAGTTAAAAAATTAAAATATTCAACTAGGAATTTCAAATGCCTTTCTGGAATATAACAAGTACTACAATTAGTAATGATGTTACTTATGTAAATAATGCATATAAAGACGCAGATGGAAAAAACAAACTTACAACCATTGGAGCACAAAGGCCATCTGGGTATCTATACGTTCTTAAGGATGCAAAAGATCCGTTTGTTAGAAGATTAGGATTTGCAGTTCAAACTGATGGAAAAATAACATATAAATTTATAGATACAGGATCAGGATCTAAACAATATAATTCAATACAAGAATTTGCAAATGATGTTGGAATAATGGGAGGATATACTTCAAATACAACAAAGATAATAAAGGATAATGTGCAATCTAAATTATTACAGCTAGCTGAGCTGGCTGGTGTCAAACCAGATTCTCCGGCTCCAGCAGATGCTGGTGCTGCGGATCCTGGAGGTGGGGGGGGCGGCGCACCTAAACCAGCCACACCAACTGATCAGTCGGTTGATAGTTCAGATTTGACATCAGATGAACGTAAAACTGCAATAACAGATGCATCTATAGATGCCATACCAATTTCAGATAGTAATCTTGTAAGAACAAGTTATGCAAATTATTATTATCCTTCAGATTTAAACTCGGAAAAAAATAAGCAAGATAGAATTAAATTTACAATGAAAAGAAATGATGGAAGTAGTATTAATGCCAAATTTGGTTCTGAGAGGACAGTTGAAAGAAGATCTACAACAACACTCAATGGTTCCGTAACTTTACCAATTCAACCATCAATTTCAGATAGCAATAGCGTTGATTGGAATGGTGCAACATTAAATCCAATTCAAGCATATGCTGCAGGAGCTTCTTTAAAGTTAGAATCAGATAAAGATATGTCTAAGGCAGCGGGAGATATACTGGGAAATATAGCTAAAGAACTTAAAACAAATTCTGGAACATATACAAATGCAATGAAAGTATTTTTTGCCCAAGAAGCGGTTGGCATTCAAGGATTACTTTCAAGAGCCAGTGGTGCAATTCTTAATCCAAACTTGGAATTATTATTTAATGGACCTTCATTAAGGCCTTTTGCATTTACCTTTAAGATGTCACCAAGAGACTCAGATGAGGCAACACATGTAAGAAATATTATTAGATTCTTCAAGCAGGGAATGTCTGTCAAAACTTCAAGTAGTGACGTTTTTGTAAAATCTCCAAACATATTTGATATTAGATATATAACTTATAATAAAAGTGGAAACGAAATAGATCATCCGTCAATAGGAAGAATTAAAACTTGTGCATTAATCGGATGTGATGTTGATTATGCCCCCGATAGCACATATATGACTTTCGATGATGATTCAAGAACAATGACATCGTACCAATTAACACTTAGATTTAGTGAACTTGAACCCGTTTACGAAAAAGATTTCTTTGATGCCAAATTATCAACTCAAACTTCAGGAACTTCAGATATAGGTTTCTAATATGCCAACATATTTTCGCCAAATTCCAAATCTAGAATATATCAATAGAACTTCTGATGCCCAAAATATATCAGAATATGATAAAGTAAAAAATCTTTTTAAAAGAGGAAAATTACGTTCAGATATATTTTCAGATCTTTCATTCTTTACAAAATATAAAATTATTGGTGATGATAGACCAGATACTATTGCATATAAAGTCTATGAAGATTCTACTTTAGATTGGTTAATTCTTCTTTGCAACAATATTATAAATGTTCAAACAGAATGGCCTATGCCGCAGCAATCATTCTTTAATTTTTTAATTGATAAGTATAAAAACGAAGAAAATTTAAATGGAATTCATCATTATGAAACTATAGAAGTACGGAATACTTCTGGTGTTATAATTATATCAAGTGGATTACATGTTCAATCGGATTTTAGTACAACTTTTTATGATGATGTATTGAAAACAACTGTCACAAAAACAAATATTACTGTTCCTGTTACAAATTATGAATATGAAGTTAAAATAGACGAAAATAAAAGAAATATCTTTATTTTGAAATCAAAATTTTTAAATGTTGCTCTAAATGACATGAATGATTTTATGCCATATAAAAAGGGTTCCACTCAGTATGTGAATGAAACCCTGAAAAGGGGAGATGATATCCGTTTGACTAGTTAATTACTCTTCGGCAAGACGCTGAAAGTAGCTCAGAGCATCATCTTCATCTTCATCCACAGAATTAACTACGGGAAGTGAAGGTGACTTAGAACGGGCATAGGATTGCTCCAGTTCTTCCACTACACGACTCTCGGCAGTGGGTGCCTGAGTATAAGACTCATACTCATCCTCTTGTTCCATAACAGCACGAGAGGCGGAAGGAGAA